CTGCTTCAAATTGTTCGATAAAGTTACTACGCGCACCGAAAACGTAAGTAGTTGGTGGCAAGTTGCGAATAGTTTCTTTGTACTCAGCGCTCATACGGTAGCGAGCTAATGCCAAGTCGCAAATCGGACTAATAAAGCCCATCTGCTTAGGCAGTGCGCCAGCCTTGATTTCTTCGTCAGATGCAAACGTTACCGGTAGCCAGGTTAATGCTGAGCCGCTAACAGTCATGTAACTGCGCTCGCCTTCTTCTAATCCGGTTGAGCGTTTAACGATTTTTTGCTGGTAATAATTGCCATCTTCATCAAGCGCTAATACTAGATAAGACTCGACAGCAGTGTGTGTTGCTGTGCATGGGTCAAACTCTGTTCCGTCTTCGCGCAACATAATGTAAGTTAATTGCATCGCACCATTAATGCGGCTAAAATGCCAGTTAACCACTTTGTCTCGGTTGTATGCTTTGATTGTAGCGCGAGGATTGGCGCGCTTAACGTCTTCGATTGACACATCAGTCAAATCTACCTCAGACAATCCAAGGTAGTCAGACACAAGCACTTGCCACTTAATCGGCATTAGCTCTGATGCGGTTTGTTCAATCATACCTGTTAACGATGCGCCGTCATTGTCTGCCGACTCTAACAAGTAACTCAAGCGATCGGGAATTTGAATATCCGCTTCTTTGATCTTCATCCGACCAAGCAAGCTAGCCAACGTCTGACCGCCGTAGTTTTGATACTCAGCGTTTGCAATGTAAATCGCATAACGGTTTTTTGCGTCAACAGTTGTCTTGTCGCCATCGCTCGGATGTGGCAATAAATCATACTGTGCTTGCTTAACAAAGAACTCACCAGCCAAGGCAATTCTTGTTTCTTCAATCTTCGGCAACATCAGCGCCGCTTCGGTGTGTAATGTGATCTGCTGCATGTTGCGCCCTTAATCGTTTTTAATAGTTTACTGCTAAAGTCCGGCTTTGGCAAAGTTACAAGTCAGGATCCAAGCCAGCATCAATAAATGCTTGTCTGTCCCTAGTTTTTAACTGCTCAATCGTTAATGGCCTGCCATAAATATCAGTCATTCTCACAAGGCTTAGCTTGCCATCCATAAGCAACTTTGCGCGAGTCTCGCCAAGGTTGTCAGCAACAAATGCAAAGCCTTGGTCTTTCATCCAAATATCTAAATCAGTCCCGTACTTAACCTTAGATATTTCAAACTTACCTAAATCCTTTCGGCCTTTGTATGTTGGCTTTTTATCTGCATCTTCTGGATATTTATCGCCAGCGCCAATGGCTGGCATATTGACTCGCGGATCTCCCATGCCTTTTACGCCATAAATTATTACCGTCCGGCAGCGTCCATGATATGGAGGATAACCTATCGGGCTTTCGTTTAAATTCCAGCCGTCCTTATACTTCATGTAAATACTACTGCAAATAATAGAGCGCCTGTTATCGAACATCACAAGCGGATATTCTTTGTCGATGATGTCTTTGTTATCGTCTGCCATCGCTCTACGTGCTTGATTGGCGTAATGACTTAAACCAGTCCTTGCTAATGTCTCTGCGTGTTGCTGTGCCAAGCCTTCACTGTATTGCCGAATTGCTGCGGCAGTCTGTTTAACTGTTGCGCTCTTGGTAAACCCAGCTTTTACAAGGTTGTTTACTTGCTCTGCATAGCCACTGACATTTTGCTTTACAAAGTCTTCCCATGTTCCAACATCGACACGATTACCGCTCGTTAGTGTCATCAGTGCTGAATTTACATAATCAAGTATAGTTTTCGAGCCTGGAGTAGCTAGCTCAACATCATTCCATTTGCCGATAAGCTCTGCATAATAGCTCGATTCGTAAACCGCCAGCGATTGCAGCTCTTTCGTCGCCTCTTGCCAGCCTGCCGAGTAAATCTCTGTGACTGACTGACTAATGGCTTTCGTTATCCGGTTAAGCTGCGCTGCGCTCTTGATTTCTTCCTGAGCTAACAGGATTTCGCGCACTGACTTGTAGGCGTCAGCGAGCGACGGATAGACGTTAGTTTTGAGCAAACCCGTCGCCACTCGCTGCAGCATTGCCTCGTGTCGTAGTTGATCAGCGGTTAGACTCATCGATTAAATCTCTCAATGCTGTAGCTAGTATTTGAAGCATTATGGCTTTATCGCCGTGATAAGGCAAACCCTGAGCCATGCGGCGTATATCAGTCAAGCATAAAACATGCACAGCTTCAGCAGTTGCAACAACAATGTGTGGTTGATGCTCTGCTATATTGGTCATCTGCGGCCCCAGTTTAATGGAGCGCTGATTGGAGCATTGATTGGGAAGCGTCGATGGATAAAATAGCCGCTTGAGTCCACCCAGTCATCTACTGCCGGATGGTCGTTAAACTTCTCTGGCTCGCCTTTTTCTGTGTAGCCTTGCACTTCCAAAGCGTTTGCCAAGTTCGGGCATTTGTCGCTGTTAATCTCGATTCTATCGTGAGCAAGTAAGGCGTTAAATGCGTTTATCCTGTCCCTGACTGCTGGGTTCATGCTTGGCGCGTCAACTGAGTAGCCGTTGCGCTCAATTATCTTAATGTCTGACTCTGCAGCATTGGTGCGATTAGCACCGCCAGAAGCATCAGGATAGACAGTTATTTTGTGACCAGCATAGCGTGAAAGGTTGTTCACAAAGTCTTGCGTGTCATGGCTGACGAACTCATCAACGGCTTTCGGCTTGTTGTTCTCGATAACCCAAACCGTTGCACAACAGCCGCCAATGTTAAAGTCGATTGAGACATGCAGCCAATCGCCCTGCTGAATCGTGCGAGGCGTGTAGTGGCGCTGGCGGTTGTAGAAGTGATAAACCTTTTTGTCATTAAGACTGACGAACTCGCCCTCAATGTACATATCCGCCATAAGCGGATCATAGTTGGCTCGAATGTTTGGGATGTAATCGTCGTCTAAATATGGGTTAGAGTATGTTGGCGCTTTGATGATTGCATATCCTGGCGCTGCGACTTTCACCCACTTCTGGTAGATAAAACCATGAATGCCTTGATCCGGAGTTGTAACGCATCCGATAGTATTACCAAGCGGCGAGCGCTGCCGATTTCGCTCTGTTATCTTCCGCCAAACCTTTGCAGCATCTTCTTTCTTTAGCGTGTCCAGCTCGTCAACTATCGAATCTGCGACTTCATAAGCGACTATGCGATCAGGGTTGTCATAGCTGCGGAAAATTACCGAACCATAGCCTTTAACTTTCAACTCATAGTCAGACTTATTGAGATTGGTTTTTATGCCCAACTCAGCAAACACCCGCTGAAACTCAGGAATGGCCCGAAGCTTTAACAGGTCGTAAGTTGGCATATAGTAAGCCACGCGCTTTTTGTGGCTCAACATGCGGATGATTAAGCGACTCACCCCAGCCTGAGTCTTGCCACTACCCAAGCCGCCCACGATTGCAGGGAATGGCGAGCCGTGAAAAGCAAAAGACTCTTGCGGCTCTGTTAGTGGCAAATCAATGGTGCGCGTCATTCGGGCTTTGTCGCTCGTGTAACGCGGATTGTGATGTCACTTTCTTCATCCAGCTTTTCAGGCTCGTGTTTCGCTTCTTTAAATCCTGCGCGAGTTTTAAGCCAGAAGATCATTGCAGTGGTATCACCGCCCATCGCCTTTTTAAATAACGCTCCGCCTATCTGAGCATTTGCGGCAACTAAGCCGAGGTCGAGTTCTTCGCGGTAATACTTGATAAGCGTCTTCCCGTCGATTTTGAGAAGCCTAGCAATATCCTCTTGAGTGGTTCCCATTGCGGCATACAAACGCACTGCATCGCGGCTGGCTTTTGTTGGCTCATGTGGCGGTTTGCCTGCGCCTTCGCGCTTACCGCCTCTCATTTGATAGCTCCGCGTAAGTTTTGCCACTTTCTTCGTGAATGGCTTGCTTGCCTGTGAAGTCTTGCCAGCGCTTGATGATAACGTCAACGTACTTTTCATCTAGCTCCATCAAGAAGGCGTTGCGACATGTTTTCTCGCAGGCGATTAGTGTTGAGCCGCTTCCGCCGAATAGGTCTAGAACCCGATAGCCAGTTTTTGTCGTTTTATCGATAGCTTCTTCAGCTAATGCGACAGGCTTCTGTGTCGGATGCAAGTAATCCGCTGCGCCATCTTTGCCGACTTTCCAGACACTACCAATTCGCTTACCCGTTAATTCTGCGCCACGATGCCAAACAAGCGCAGTCTCATAGTCGCTTGAAAATGTCTTTTTGAGGTCCCCAATTCCCCCACCACCTTTGAACCAGATAACCTGATTTGATGGATAACCAAAAGATTTAAACTGCTCAAACCACTGAGGAAGAACCTTCCATGATGTCCAAACAAAAACCCACCCGTCGGAAACGGCATCAATGACTGGCGCTATGTCTAAAAAAACATCGTCATTTTTTAGTACGTCAAATTTGTCTGATTTTGTTCGCATGTTTGATTGATAACTAACCCCGTAAGGAGGGTCCGTGTGAACCATCTGCGCTCGATTGCCATTAAGTAAAATCTCAACCGCATCAATGCTCGTACTATCCCCACACATCAACCGATGATTGCCAAGCAGCCAAACGTCACCAAGTACGCTGACAGGCGTTTCAGGCGCTTCTGGCACTGCGTCTTCATCGGTTAGCCCTTCGACCTCTTCAACCGTTAAAGCATTAATCTCATCCATCGAAAAACCAGTAAGCTCAACATCAAAGCCAAGGTCTTGCAATTCCTGGAACTCAACGCGCAGCATTTCATCATCCCATCCCGCGTTCAGCGCCAGCTTGTTATCTGCGATAACATAGGCTCTGCGCTGTGCGTCTGTTAGGTGCGATAGCTCGATGCAAGGCACTTCTTCAATGCCTAGCTTCTTTGCTGCCATGACTCGACCATGGCCAGCAATAATGCCGCCTTGCCCGTCAATCAGCACAGGATTGGTGAATCCGAATTCTTTAATGGATGATGCGATTTGCGTCACTTGCTCATCGCTATGAGTGCGAGAATTTCTCGCGTAAGGGATTAAATCTTTTGTTGACTTCTTTTTATACTCAGGAAATATCATATCAAGCACCGCTTAATAAACACCAGCACCGCTGGCAGATTAGCTGAGTATAGCGCAAAAGAAAGCAGCCCGAAAGCTGCTAATCTAACTCCGTGATATCAAGCTCCACAACATCATCAATCGCAACCTTATGCTCAACTGCCAACTCATAAACCATAGGCTGCACAAGTGCTAGCATGTTGCTGGCTGTGATTTCGGTCTGGATAAAATCTCCGGTACGTGTTGTTGCTGCTATGCGGTAGATGTTCATGCTATCAACTCCTTGCTTGCTGCCACTGTGCCAATGCAAACCACTTTAAATAGCTCCGGCTTGTCTTTGTGCCAGTTGCTTAGTGTTTGCAGTGACACTCCTGTCAACTGCGTTACTTGCGAAAGGCTTTTGCAGCCTAACGCTTTTGCTGCTTGCGATGGTGTTTTATTTTCAGTGATAGTCGCGGCTTTAATGGATAAACCTTGATGCCTGCCGCACCTCTTAAAGCACCCATAGTCAGGATGACCACCGAGTTCTGGATCACATGCTGGATTGCAATAATTAAGTTGAGTCATTTATTAATCGCCTTATCTTGCTTGTAACGATCCTTCGCTGCCTTAATGCCAGCCACCAAGCAAGCCAGCCACAGCCAGCGGTATGTTTTGTCAATTCCCCAAACTGCGTAACGTGTTTTCATAACTTTGGCTCGCCTCTAAAATTTGATTTTACTGCACGAATATAATTCAACCAATTATCAACACCGCCAAAACCATCAATAACAGCACCTTGAATTTTGCTCCACTTCCCGCCAGACGTGCGAGCGTGAAGAATGCCAACTTGATGCTTCGGCTTGTACATATAGACCGCATCGCCGACCACGACTATCCGCGCGGTCATAAAATATTCAGGGTTATCTTCTGGCGTCGCCTGCTCCCATTTCTTTCTGGCAAAATCTGCAAGGACGTTGCAAGGCTTTTGTATAATTGCTGTATATTTCATTTTTCACTCCTTACTGTGCTGCCATAAACGTGAATTCTTCACCATCCAAATACCAGTCAAAATCTGACCAGTTGCCATTCTTGCAAACGCTGATGTAGCCATAAGGCGAAGCAATGATATGCTTTGTTGAGTTCTCAATACCAAAAACTTGAGATGCCGCAGCAGTCATTGTGTTGCCTTCTAAAATTTCAGATTTTAAAACTTTAAATATTTGCATTTTCATTTCCTTGTTTGCTTCGGCGTTATTGCCTTGGTATGTGTTTATTATAGCAAAATATTTTATCCTTGCAAGCATTATTTCAAACTATTTTAAAATATTTACCAAGTTTTCTACGAAAAGCGCCTCAGTAACATCATCAACAAAAGCTGGCGGAGTCATTACGGCAATCCATCCGGCATCTATGACTTCGCACCTACCTTTGCAATCGTCAATCATCTCGCCATGCTCTTTCCGTAGCCACTCAGTTAACGCGCTATGCTTATACGGCGCTGCTAATCGCGTCCACTTGGTTAGCGTTTTAGTCTTCCCGTTGCGCTCGACTGCGTTAACCACTAATAAGATAGCCCATTTAAACGCAGTGCGATCTAAAGCCTGTGCGATAGACTGACCTACTGGCTCAGGTTTCGACGTCTTGTAGTTGATTACATCAACGCCTTTATCGACTTCTGACAGTTTCATAGTCAACGCCAGGTTGCGCATTGCTATGATTGACTGCGTGATTAGTCTTTTAGTCGAACAGTGTTTTCTTTTTTTCATTTCCGATTATCCAAAGCGCCGAAGCGCTATTTGCTATACATTTCAAAAACTGCCTGAGCGAATCCGCGAGGTGTTGCACTTCTAAAGTTTGCGCGTTCAGGCCCTGGTGGCGCTTTGTGTATTCTGTCATCCGGCGCGCCTAGTGATTCATCTCTAACCGCTGGCGGAAGATAAAACCCATTACCAGCCCATAAGCATGTTTTCTTTGTGTAGTTATCCTCTGCACAATATCCGGTGTAATCGCAAGGATTAAACGTGTAATCAGGCTTTCCAAATATCGAGCTAAACACACTAACCGGATTTTCAAAGAAGCAAGGCGCGCCACTCATAACGCCAACGCTTCTGCACTGCTCGGCGACTAATGCGGCCTTAGCCTGGAATTGTTTATCCTTTGCGGCTTTATCAGCAAACCAACGCGAGCCACTTACCGCAACATCAGTGCAAGGCGGAAAGCCTGCGACGAAGCAGACCTGCATCGTTCGCATAATCTCACCTAGTCTCGGCATTGCTTCCAGCACCGTCATTGGCAAGCGCTCAATGTTTCCACTAATTGAATACGCCTCGTGCTGCGGATCAACTAGCACGGCATAATAGCCAGCCTCAACCCAAGGCTTTACCATGATGCCCGTATAGTCGCAAAGGCTGATTATTACCCTCTGCATTTTGAATGCTCCTGCGCCAATTTCATTGCTTGACGGTCTAACCACTTATCAGCAAACTTAGTCAAAACCTTCGCACAAGTTGCCGGATCAGCACCTAAGAACATCAACTGAATCGCCTTGCAACACTCAACATCAAATGAAGCATCGCACTCCAGTTCCTGTATAAAATCGCTAGCCTTCATATCACTGCGGATTTGCTGCGCCAAGTGTTCCAGTCGCGCTTGCTCTAGGCTGTCGCGCTCGCCTTGATGGTCGATTGTTAGCCAAAAGTCGTAGGCTTTCATTCTTCCAACTCTGGCGCTGCTGGCAGTGGCATCCAGTACGTGACGTCTGAATCGCCTTGCGGAAAGCCATCAAAACGATTATTCATCCACCAACATATTTGAATATTTCCGCCATAGTTTGGGATGCTT